TAAAGTCTCTGCATATGGGGTTGGATCAGGAACACTTTATTTCCAACAAGTACAAATTACGGGGCAAGCGTAAAATGAAACTAATCAGAGAAGAAATTGAAAAGGTAGAAGTCATTACTGAGGGATCAGGAAAGACTGCAAAACTTTATATAAAAGGTCCTTTTCTACAAGCAGAATGCGTGAATCGTAATGGACGTATGTATCCAATGTCCATTATGGAAAGAGAAGTGAAGCGTTACACTGAGCAGTATGTCCAAAAAGGACGTGCTCTCGGAGAACTTGGACACCCAGATGGTCCAACTGTAAATCTAGATCGTGTATCACATAAAATTACAGAACTTTATCGTAATGGAAACAATTTCATCGGAAAGGCACAAATTCTTTCTACTCCAATGGGAAAAATTGCCGAGTCACTTCTTAAGGATGGTGTAACCCTTGGCGTTTCCTCTCGTGGTATTGGATCACTTAGAGAAAACAATAAAGGATTTAAAGAAGTTGGTGAAGACTTTATGCTTGCAACTGCTGCTGATATTGTAGCAGATCCTTCTGCACCTGATGCTTTCGTTCAGGGAATTATGGAAGGTAAAGAGTGGATTTGGGATGGTGGAATCCTAAGGGAAAAGATGGCAGAAAAAGCTGCTATGAGAATTAACACTCTAGTTGATCAGAGAAGACTTGAAGAGCACAAAATACAACTTTTCAATGATTTTCTCGCAAATCTTTAAATTATAAATAAATATAGATTAAAATTAAAAGGTAATCGGAGAGTTCAAATGTCTCGTGGAGATTTACAAGAAATGGAAGTAGGCACTAAGCAATCCAAAACCGCAGTTAATGCTGGTGCTAAGCCTGCCGAAGGAATGTCAAAATTAACAACTGGCATTCCCGATGGACAAACTGCTGGATGGGAAGATCTTGGTGGCCCTGATCCAACCAACTATCGTCCTGATGATGACTCAGCAAAACTAAAGACTGCTGGGGATTCCCTTAGTTCTGTTAAGAATATCGTAAATCGTGGCGCCAAAGCTGCTGATCCTATGGGTAAGCTTGCTGGCGCAGTTAAGGAAGAGGAAGAACTCGACGATGAGGATCTCATTGAAGAGGATGCTGAAGATCTAGGCGAAGCAGAAATGCCAGAAGGAAAGAAAGGCAAGAAAGAGAAAGAAGAAGAGGATGAGGACGAAGAGGACGAAGACGAAGAAGAAGAAACCAAAAAGGAAGAATTCTTCTACAGTGAGTCCGAAATTGATGAGGACGTAACTGCTCTTGTTGATGGAGAAGATCTATCAGAAGAGTTTAAAGAAAAAGCAAAAACTATTTTTGAAGCTGCTCTAAGATCAAAGGTAGAGCAGGTTCGCGAATCTCTAGAAACCCAATACGAGCAAAGACTCGTAGAGGAAGTAGAGGAAATTAAAACAGAATTAATCGATCGCGTAGATTCTTACCTTGAGTATGTTTCGGAAGAGTGGTTCACTGAGAATCAACTCGCTGTTCAGTCTGGTCTCCAGTCAGAACTGACCGAATCATTCCTCAATGGTATGAAGAATCTTTTTGAAGAACATTATGTATCAATCCCTGAAGATAAATATGATGTGCTTGAGAGCATGGTAGAAAAACTTGATGAAATGGAAGAAAAACTCAACGAGCAAATTGAGAGAAACATTCATCTAAACAAGCGTCTCGCAGAGTCTCGCTTCACTTGCCGAAAGTGTTGAGTTTGAAAGTGAAGCACAATATCGTGAGAAACTAGAGACTTTAAGGGAAGCATATTTCCCATCAAGATCTGGTTCACCAACCGCTAAATCAGAATCACTCTCAGAAGGAGTAGACATTGCACACGAGTCAATCTCTGGTGCTATGGCTAATTATCTGAATACACTCTCAAGATTTAGCAAATAATTGAATTTAATATAATTCAAACAAAAACATCCACACAACAAAGGTAAACGCAAATGTTCCATTCAGAGCAATTGCAGGAAAAGTGGGCACCTCTCCTCGACTATCAGGGTCTTGATTCTATCAAAGATTCACATCGTAGAGCAGTAACCGCAGTCCTGCTAGAGAACCAAGAAAAGTTCCTCAGAGAGGAAAATTCTTTCGCAACTTCAGGTTCATTCCTAACTGAATCACCAACCAACAGCACCGCTTCAGGCGCATCTGCTGGTTTCGGTGGTAGCGCACAAGGATTCAGCGCAGGTCCTACCGCTGGTTTCGATCCAGTTCTGATCAGCCTAATCCGCCGCGCAATGCCTAACCTGGTCGCTTATGACCTCGCAGGCGTTCAACCAATGAACGGTCCTACTGGACTCATCTTCGCAATGCGTTCACGCTATGTTAATCAGAGCGGAACCGAAGCATTCTACAACGAAGTAGATACTGCATTCTCTGGTCAAGATACCGGATACAACAACACCGATGGTTGGACTGACGGTGCTGTTGGTATGGGTACAACTGCACAAGCAGGCAGCAACCCAGCAGTTCTAAATCCATCTGGTTCATCCCAAACCGCATATAATGTTGGTCAGGGAATGAGAACCGACTACGCTGAGTCACTTGGCGAAGGTGGTGAGAACTTCAACCAGATGGCATTCTCAATCGAGAAGGTCACCGTAACTGCAAAGTCACGCGCACTGAAGGCTGAGTACTCACTAGAGCTTGCTCAGGACCTCAAGGCAATCCACGGTCTGAATGCTGAAGCGGAATTAGCAAACATTCTCTCAACCGAGATTCTTGCTGAAATCAACCGCGAAGTTATTCGTACCATCTATAAGACTGCTGAACAGGGTGCTGTACAAAACGTAGCAACTCCTGGTATCTTCGACCTAGACGTTGACTCCAACGGTCGTTGGTCAGTTGAGAAGTTCAAGGGTCTTCTGTTCCAGATTGAGCGTGATGCTAACGCAATCGCTCAGAGAACTCGTCGTGGAAAGGGCAACATCATCCTCTGCTCAGCAGACGTTGCTTCAGCACTAACCATGGCTGGCGTTCTGGATTACACCCCCGCACTCAACGCTAACCTTAATGTTGATGATACTGGCAATACATTTGCTGGTACTCTAATGGGCAAATTCCGCGTATATATTGACCCATATGCTGCTAACCTGACTTCAGGTAATGCAACTCCTGGAAACCAGTATTACGTTGTTGGTTATAAGGGTTCTTCACCTTATGACGCTGGTCTCTTCTATTGTCCATATGTTCCTCTCCAAATGGTTCGTGCCGTTGGCGAGAACACCTTCCAGCCCAAGATTGGCTTTAAGACTCGTTATGGTATGGTTGCAAACCCATTCGCTGAAGGTGCTACCCAAGGTCAGGGTACTCTCACCACCAACAGCAACCGCTACTACAGAAGAGTTGCTGTTAAGAACTTAATGTGATCCATTTCACATAAATTCTCTGAGAGGGTCTTCGGACCCTCTTTTTTTATCTAAATAGTTCAAAAAATGCCAGTAAACACTAATACAAAAAATATAAGTAGGAATCAAATAGAGAACAGAAATTATCTGTCCCCTGTAGGATTTAAGTTTACTTTGACGCGTTCACCCAAAGTTGCATTTTTTTCCAATAGAGCAAACATTCCAGGATTGACTCTAGGTGTTGCAAATCAACCCACTTACTTGAAAGATATTGATATTCCTGGTGATAAAATTGTATTTCAAGATTTCACTCTAACTTTTATGGTGGATGAAAATCTTGAGAATTATATGGAAATACAAAAGTGGATTCGTGGATTAGGATATCCAGAAAGTCTTGCTGAGATTTATGACTTCCAAAGATCAAATGATAATTTTGAGCAACCAATGAAATCTCAATTGGGTTTATATTCCGATGGATCTTTGATTATTTTAACAAGTTCCCAGAATGCGAACTTTAAAATCAATTTCAAAGATATGTTCCCATACGATTTATCAGCACTTCAATTTGATGCCACAAATACCGACATTCAATATTTGACTGCTGATGTGTCTTTCAAGTATACTATTTACAATATAACTGATATGAATGATGAAAAATTATGAGTATTGATTTGGATTCAATACAGCGTTTGTGGGAATCAGATTCTAAAATTGATCCAGACAATTTACATACAGAATCTTTAAATATTCCGATCCTTCACGCAAAGTATTATAACATTTATAATAACATTCTTTTGCTAAGAAAAAAAGCAGATCAACAAAAAAGAAATATCCGCCACGAAAGATATGAGTATTATTCTGGAAAAGCAGATCCAGATGTCTATGTCGAAAATCCATTTCCCAAAAAAATTAGAGATAAGGACACTCTTCAAAAATATCTAGATGCTGACGATAGATTATCACAATCATCACTTAAGGTAGAATACTATGATGTAATTCTAAAATACCTTGAGGATATTTTAAAAATGATTCACAATAGAGGATATCAGATTAAGAATGCCATAGAATATATGAGATTCCAGTCTGGTTTAGGGTAACTAAATACTCATAGCAATTATTATTGTTTATGAGTGACGTAATTATTCATAAGAAGAATGAGGTTTACATCAAGTTAGAATGTGAACCTCATATTTTATATGAGCTCCAAGAATATTTTACATTTGAAGTTCCAGGGGCAAAGTTTATGCCTCAAATGAGAAATAAGCACTGGGATGGTTATATAAGATTACTATCAGTTCATACTGGGGAAATTTATGCAGGTTTACTCCCCAAGGTAATTGATAAATTAAATCTTCACGGATACACATATGAGTTTCGTGAAAACAAATATTACGGTCTTCCATTTGAGATTAATGAAGAGATCTCAATGGAAGGAACCAAAGATTATATGCAGGCTATTTGCGCACACTCTCCGAGGGATTATCAAATAGATGCAGTATGCGATGCTCTGCGGCATAACCGAAAATTATTGATATCACCCACAGCCTCAGGAAAATCCTTGATGATTTATTCCCTTGTAAGGTATTATATAGATAAAGGACAAAAAATTCTCTTAGTTGTTCCAACGACATCTCTTGTAGAGCAGATGTACAAGGATTTCCAAGATTATGGTTGGGATGCTGAGTCATATTGCCATCGAATTTATTCTGGTAGGGAAAAAACAAATGAACATCCAGTTACGATCACAACTTGGCAATCAATCTATAAACTGGAAAGACCATTCTTTGAAGATTATAATGTAATTATAGGGGATGAGGCACACTTGTTCAAAAGCAAGTCTTTGATCTCTATAATGTCCAAACTTCATCACGCAAAATATCGTTTTGGATTTACTGGAACTCTTGATGGAACTCAAACTCACAAATGGGTTCTTGAAGGATTATTTGGTCCATCATACAAAGTGACAAAAACTGCGGAACTAATGCGGCAGGGTCATTTGTCAAAATTAGATATTCAATGTTTGGTTCTAAAACATAAACCAAGAAAATTTGAAAACTATGAAGATGAAGTTCAGTTCATAATAAGTCACGAAAGAAGAAATAAATTTATATCAAACTTGGTACTGAACCTAAAAGGAAATACTTTGATCTTATATAGTCGGGTTTCTACACACGGAGAACCTTTATATAATCTAATAAATAATTTTAAGCCAGACGATAGAAAAGTATTTTTTATTCATGGTGGAGTTGATGCCGAAGAAAGAGAACTTGTAAGAGAGATCACGGAAAAAGAAAACAACGCACTTATTGTTGCTTCATATGGAACTTTTAGTACTGGCATTAACATAAAAAATCTTCACAACGTAGTCTTTGCTTCACCAAGTAAATCTAGAGTTAGAAATCTCCAATCAATAGGAAGAGTTTTGAGAAAAGGAAAGGATAAAACAAAAGCAGTTCTTTATGATATCGCTGATGACTGCACACTCAACTCAAGGAAAAATTACACCTTAGGACATTTTATAGAACGAATTAAAATATATAACGAAGAAAAATTTAATTA